CTCGTCGACCTCGCGCCGGATGGCGTCGGCCTTCGCCTTCTCGGCCGCCTCGTACTTGGCGACTTTGCCCTGCATCGCCTTCTTGGCCAGGTCAAGGGGATCGGCGAGGCCAGCGACCACGCTGTCGATGGCCTTGCCCAGCTCGGTGATCGGCTTCTTCAGCTTCACCCGGGCAGCCTCCAGGTCCTTCAAGGCCTGGTGCGATTCCAGCAGCATTCGCGTGCCGGCCTCGTGGGTCGCGGCGTCGACCACGTCCAGGTGCTTGATGGCGATGACCAGCGTCTGCGCCTTGTTGCCCAGCTCGTCGGGTACGACCTGCAGCGGGGCGGCGATCTGGTGCGAGACGGTCAGGGCTGGGGCGCTCACTTGCCACCGTCCTTCTGCGCGTTCTCGACCTCGATCAGGAAGGCCTCGCGGTCGTCGTCGCCGGCGCCGGCCAGGTCGGCGATCTGGCCCAGGTTCCAGGCGGCGCGGATGGCCTTGGCCTTGGTGCGGCACTCGCCGGGGCCGTTCCATAGGCCCTGGTAGGCCTTGATGCAGGCGTCGACGCTGGTGTCGCGCTTGGCCGGCGCGGCGTCCTTGGCCTGGGCGTCGGCGACGTGCTTGCCCAGGGTCTTGCCCTCGGCCGCGGTCCCCGCCTGGTCCCCGGTTTCAGTAGCGGCGGGGACCGCAGCGGCCTGCGCCGAGACCTGGGCCGGCTCGGTTTCCGCTGGCGCCGCGTCAATGGTGCGGGCCTTGGCCGGGCGCGGCTCGCTGCGGACGGTGGCCTCGACCTCGCGCGGCTCTACGTCTTCCATTTCCTCGCGGCTGTGGAAGCCGGCCAGAGCATCGCCGAAGGCGCCACGCAGGGCGAAGGCGCGGGCGCGCATCATCATCATGCGCTGGGGCTGGGCGCTCCATGGTCCCTGCTTGCCCCATAGCCCGGCCTTCTTCGCGTCGGCAACGCTGAAGGTCTCGGTCTTGGGCTTCCGGTTCTTGCGCATCACGGTGCAGTGGGCGGTGAAGTCGTCGTCGTACTTCTTGCCGGTCCACTCCTCGACGAAGTCATCCCAGCCCGGGTGGTTCTGGCAGACGGCCAGCAGCGCGTCGCCGAACAGCGAGGGCCTGCCGTTTACCACGGCGATGCCGTGAATCGCAGTGAAGGGGTCCAGGCCCAGGCGCGCGCCCATGGCGACCGCGACCACGATGGCGGCCGGACCCTTGCAGTCCTTGGGGCCGAATCCGCTGTCGATGATGACCTTGCCGGCGGCGAGCGCTTCGGGCAGGGCGGCGGTGATGCCGCCCATCCAGGCGGGCAGGGTGTGGCCGGTCGGCGAAATGACGGCGACGGCGGTGTTGGGTTTGGGATCTGCAGACATGGTAGCTCCGTGGTGGTGGAGAGTTGGGGATCGGTCAGCGGCAGCGGCGCAGGCGCTTCCAGCGCTTCTTGCCGCGGGTGGCGGCCCATGGAGTTCCGCCGAAGTTGGACCAGCCAGCCGCATGCAGCGGGTGCCAGGTCGCGGCCATGACGGCCATCAGGGTCAGCATCTGGGCGATGTCGGCGTGGTTGCGCATGATCAGTTGGCGAGGTAGGCGGCGCCGAAGGCGTCAGCGGCGTGGGCGATCAGTTCGGCGCAGCCGATGCCCAGCAGGACGGCGACGGCCAGGCCGAGCACGACCAGCAGTTCGCGGGCGTCTTCCTCGACCTCGATGCCGGCGCGGCCCTGGCCGCCCTTGATGCCGGGCATGCTCGGCTTGCTGGTCGCGGTGATCCGGCGCACGGGGCGCAGCTCGATGGGATCGTCGCCGGGGATGAAGGCGCCGCGGCGTTCGTCGGCCGGCAGGTTCGCCTCGCTCGCCTTGGCCAGCTTGGTGTGGATGGCGGTCATGTTGTCGAAGGGGGTAAGGCGCACGGCTCAGTCCTCCATCATCTGGTAGGTTGAGCCGCACTTCTCACAGCGCAGGAACAGCAGGCCGGTCAGGCGCTCGAAGGTGTCGCGGGTCTCGCCGTTGTCGGTGACGGTGAACTGGTCGCCGCCGCAGTCGTTGCACTGCTCGATGTCGCCGTGGTAGCGCCAGCTTCCCGACTCGTTGGAGACGATGCCGAAGCAGTCGTCGCCGTTGATACGTATCTTGACCTCGACCTCGCGGTGGCGGGTTGCGGTGGTGCTCATGATAGGGCTTCCTCGGTTTCTGGTTCGTCGAGCGGGACGCCGCAGCGGGGACAGCCGCCGCAGAAGCCGTCAGAGCACGACAGGGCCCGCTCGCTGCGCGTCCGGTAGTGGGCGCGCAGCTCGGCGGCGGTCAGCACGTCCTCGGGCGTCAGGTCGTCGCGGCTCACGCGGCACCAGCCTTGCGGCGCTGCTGCCGGCGGATCTTGGCGCCCAGGCGAGCGAGGGCGGCCAGCGTGTGATCGAAGCTGAGGCCGGCGGGGCGCGGCACGATGACGATCTCGACGGGTAGGCGCTTGGGGGCCATTAGGCGGCCCGCCCGCGGTAGAGGGCCAGCAGCAGGGCGTCGGCCTTCATGCCGATGGCCTTGGCCAGGCTGTTGATGTCCGACTGTTTGCGGGGGATCGACTGGCCGGTCAGCCAGCGATGCACGGAGCTGACTCCGCGATCGGCTGCGGCGGCGATCTCCTCGTAGGTCTTCCCGTGCAGGTCGACCAGCGGCTTGTGTATGTCCTGCTTGCGCATGCTCCCAAATATTGGGAGAGAAGGGTACACCGCAAGGAGTTATTTCCCAAATAGAAGGAAACTTGTTAAATACCGCTTCATTTGCTAACCTATTTCCCGATAGTTGGGAATATGGCCCATCTATCCCAACCCCTATGCCCCGAGCTGTTCGACCGCATCGAGGCCTTGCGGAAGGCCAAGAAGCTGACGTATGAGGTTATGGCTGAACAACTTGGGATAGGCCTGAACACAGTCGGCCAGCGTCTGAGGTCGAAGAACCTGCCCAGCTACCTGGACCAGTTCGCGGAGGTCCTGGGAACTACGGCAGCGGCCTTGCGTGGGGACAGTGTGTCAAACAAGTCCGAGCTGGCCTTCGCTGGCCAGGTGACTGCCGGCGGCGGGTACGTCACGGAGAGCCAGGACGAGGACGACTGGAAGCCGGTTCCGCTGCGCCCAGGTTGGCGGCTGGTGAAGATCGAGGGCGACAGCGGCCTGCCGATCGTCTGGCCTGGTCAGTCGGTGATCGTCGACACCGATGGCGCGCGCACGCCGCCCAAGCACAACCGGATCGTGGTGGTGCAAACGAAGGACGGGCGCGCCTTCTGCAAGCGGTGGTGTGATGCCGGCGACGGGCATATCGTCCTGGCATCGCTGAACACCGGCGCTGATTCCGTGGCTATTCACACCGATGATGTGGCCAGCGTGGCCGTGGTCGTTGGCACGCTCTACACCGACAGCGTGGCGAGGTAGCCATGAGCGATGCCGTTGCCATCTGTTTCAACTGCGGGCAGCTGAAGATGCCGGACGAAACAGAGTTGTCCGCGCCTGGAATAACCGCCGCGGCAGCGAAGTGTGGGATCTGCAAGCGGCATCCATTCCATGAGCGTGAGTTGTTCGCCGCTGGGTTGTTGACCGACGAAGTTTTCGACTTGGTCGATCTTCTCGACCTTGGGAAACGCATAGGGCGTACAGGCGGAATCTCGTTGACCGATTCCGAATGCGACGCGGTTGTTGCCAAGGTCGACAAGTCGGCGCAGCGATCAATGGCCATGGCTGCCATAGTACGTGCGGAACGCGCCGCTGCTCCTCCTGCTGTTTCGCCGCCTAAGAGTCCTTCCCGGGATTGGCGATCGCTGTCATGGATGGCGGCATCGGTCGTCTTCCTTTTCCTGGCAATAGCAGGAGGCAAGCAAGGCGGGTTTGTCGGGTGGAGTCTGTGCGTTGTGACCATGCTGGGGTTCATGGTTTCGGCTGGTGCGATGATGGGGCGAAAGTGACTGATCTTCCCTGGGCGATCTACACCCGCGTCAGCACCGACGACCAGGCGAAGAAGGGCATCAGCCTGGACGCGCAGCTGGAGAGCTGTCGCTGCTACGCCAAGGCGCGCGGCTGGACGGTGGGCAAGGAGTGCATCGAGCCCGGCATCACCGGCAGCACCATGAAGCGGCCGGCGCTGCAGGACCTGCTCGCCGAGGTCAAGGCGGGCAAGCTGGGCGGGGTGATCGTCTGGAAGCTGGAGCGCCTGTCCCGCATCATGGACGACGTGAAGGCTATGCACCGGCTGCTCGCCGAGGCGAATACCGACCTGTGCAGCGTCACGGAGAACATCGACACGACGACGCCCAGCGGCCGGCTGTTCTTCCACATGCTGGCGAGCTTCAACGAGTACGACCGCGACAACATCCGAGAGCGCATCAAGGCGGCGATGACGCACCTACGCGCCCAGGGCTTCTGGACCGGCGGCCATGTCCCGCCCGGCTGCCAGCTGGTCGCCGCCGGCGAGCGGCGGAAGCTGGTCGAGGATCCGGCGGTGGCTCCGCTGGTGCGTCCGCTGTGGTCGTGGATCCTGGGCGGCGATGGGCTCAACGTCTCGGCTCGCCGGCTGCAGGACGCCGGGGTGCCGGCGCCGGGCTACGTCGGCAAGGCCTCGCGCCGCGGCTGGACCCCGGCCCAGGCCTGGAACCTGGTCAGGTCGCCCCAGGTGACGGGCATTCTGGTCGATGCCGCCACCCAGGCCGCAGCCATCCAGGCGCTGGCGGGCCGGAAGACGCCCGTCCGGCGAGGATCGACCCCCAAACCGGGCGCCAGGGCCACCGTCGCCTCGATCGTGGCAGGGCTGCTCCGCTGCCCCCTGTGCGGCAGCTCGATGGTGCAGGCCACGGTCAAACAGAAGTACCGGTATTTCCGTTGCTGCCTGGCCAACAAGAACCGCAGCCTGTGCCGGCAGAAGGATCCGCGGGTCGAGCTGGTCGAGGCGGCGGTGATCGAGTCCCTGGAGGAGGCGATCAACGGCGGGCGCTACCGGGACAGCCTGCTGGCGGCCAAGCATGTCTCGATCGGCCAGGTGCAGGAGGCGCGGCAGGCCAAGGGCCGGCTGACGGTCGAGCGGGAACAGCTTGCCGGCCGCATCGCCCACCTGGCGCGCACCGGGCAGGTCGGGACCGCCGGCTTCAACGCTGCCCTGGAAGCCCTCGGCGAGGATGCCAAGGCCATCGACCGCCGGCTGGCCGAGGCCGAGGCGATCCTGGCGGTGCGGGGCGTGGATGCCGACAACATCGAGCTGGCGCTGGACACGATCGGCCGGGCCATGGCGCGCTTCCAGGCGGCGGACTGCTCGCCGGTGGAACGGGCCGCCATCCTGCGCGAATGGATCCAGAAGGTCGAGGTCCACCCCGACCGGGTGCGCCTGTTCATGTGGGGAATGCCGGAAAACAAAGAACCCCAGCCTTTCGGCCGGGGGTTTGCACCGGAAACCGGTATTGGTACTCCCATGCGAACGGGGTGCAAACCGGTTTTGGTCGAAATCCCCCGGGGTTCCCCGGCTCGGTCGCGGCGGTAGGATCCGGCCGTGCCCTACAAGGACGGAAAGCCCACGCCTAGCCAGTTCAAGCCCGGGAACCGGGCCGGGAAGGGGTCGGCGCGCCCGCCCGGCCGCAAGGCTGGCCTGACGCCCCAGATGGAGCGCTTCGCCCGCGAGTACGTCGTGGATCTGGACGCTGGGAAAGCGGCGCTGCGGGCGGGCTACTCGGCCAAGGATGGGAAGGTGGCGGCGACGAAGGCCAGTCACCTGCTCAAGCGGCCGGACGTGGCGGCGCTGGTCGCCAGCCTGAAGGCGGCGCAGTTCAAGCGCCTGGACCTGAAGGCCGACGATGTGCTGCAGGAGTTCATGCGCCTGGCGGACGTGGACCCGGGGAAGCTCTACGATGCCGAGGGCCAGATGCTGCCGGTCCACAAGCTGCCCATCGAGGTACGGCGGTGCATCAGTTCGGTGGAGTACGACGCCAACGGCCTGCCCAAGATCCGCTTCTGGTCGAAAGTGGAGGCACTGGGGATGCTCGCCAAACACTTCAAGGTGTGCGTCGAGCGGATCGAGGTCAAGGATGTCAGCGACCGCGCGGAGCGGCTGGCTCGGGCTCGGGCTCGCCTGGCAGCGGCCACCATGCCGCCCGCGCCTGTGGCGGCATCCCCCGTCTGATCTCCTCGGCCTGGGCGTCGGTGATGGTCTTGCCGAAGAACAGGTCGTTCGGGTTCAGCTCGATGCCGCGCTTCTGCGCCTCGGTGTAGACATGCCGCATCAGGACGGGGTTGGGAAACTCGCCGTCGTTGCCGCCCAGGGCGTAGGGCTTGGCCCACTCGATGACCCGCTGGTGCGGCTTACCGATCGCCGCCGCCAGGGTGCGCGTGCCGTGGAAGGCGAGGATGGCGACGTGGACCGGTGGTAGGTACATGGGCGCAGTAGATGATCGCACCTGGCTAGGAGGAACCCGTTATCTGGTGACGCTGACAACGTAGGTCATGGAGCCCGGCGCGATGCCTGCGGCGGTTGGGTTGAAAAGCTGAATAGTCACCGTGCCATCGGCATTGATGTATCCGGTGACGATCAGCGAAGAGTTCGAGAATGTGCTGCGCACGCGAACATTGTCGCCGCGATGGCACCCGGTTACTGCCAGCGTTGTCGTCACGATGCCGGCAGATCCGGCGGCGACAGTGCCCGGGTTCCATACAACAGAGCCGTCCATGATGCCCTCGTTTCGCTCGACGCGAGCCGAGGCACCAAGCGCATATGCCGTACCAGAGTTGCCGCTCTGGATATTGGCTTCCACAAACGGCGCCCCCTGCAGGTCGAATGCGGTGGAACCAACTCCGCACCCGGTCACTACGTTGTCTTTGATGCGGGCAAAGTTTCCGGATGTCTGGATTCCACCAACGGCAGCCGTCAGGGGATTGCGGATGATGCACCCCTGAACCAAACAGAAGTCAGCGGCGGTAACAACGAAGCCCGATGCCTTGGCGCATGCCTGGCTGAAGAATCCCTGCAGGGTGTTCCATGCCGCCAGTGCGATTCCGCCGGCGTTGAGCGAGCTGATGTTGCTTAGGGTGTTGTAGAACCCGGTGACGTTGAACAGGAGGTCTTCGGCAAAACCGTAGTCGGCAGAAATATCGCCAATCACGTTGTTGTTGTCGGCGATAATGAAGCGCGCCTCGGTCTGCGCGGCGATGGTCGACGTGCTTGTACGGCATCCATTGACGACATTCCGGCCGGCAGTGCTGTTCGTATAGACGTTGGCCTTGGTGTTGCGGTTGAAATGACATCCCGAAATGATGTTCTTGCCGCCCAGGCTCTCGATGTAGCGCTGCTGCGTGGCCACATAGATGCCGCCGGTGTCTTCGCTCTCGAAGCCGCAGGCAATGACCTTGCAGTCGCCGCAGTACTGGTCCATTTTCAGGTATGTTGCCGTCCAGTTCACTTCCAGACGGCACGATCGCACAGCGGTGCTCTGGACTGAAGTGCCTGAAGGTCCCGCTCCGAGGTGAAGGGCCGGCTTGCTGGTGTCTCCGCAGTAGCGGAATGTGCATCGGTCGATGTCGCCCATGACCATGAACTCGGCGCGGATTCCGCATCCCAGCAGGTTGCGGAAGTGGCAGTCGCGGACCACGCCAAAGTTAAAGTCCTCCAGGCTGAGAGCCGCTTTGATCGAGCGTGTTCCTGGCTGGGCATTTCCTGCGGCCGTTGGATCGAGGAACGTCAGGCCAACTACGCCACCGCTTCCGCATCGAGCACGCGACAGGGCGCCGGTCGGCGAGCGGAACCGGATCATACCGTTGGGAAGCGCGTTGAGGGGTGCAATGTAGCATCCCTCGTCGGAAAGCTGGTATCCTGATGTTGCGCCGCCAAGGCCGATCAGCCATACGGGCTGAGTGTCGGCCGCGATGTCAATCGTCGATCCCAGCATGTACTTGCCGGGCGGGATGAGGATGGATCCGCCACCTGCTGCAATGCACGCATCGACTGCCGCCTGAATGGCGGCGCTGTCGTTGGTCACGCCGTCGCCGGCTGCCAGGTATGGGTAATCCTTGACGTTGATCCCAGCAGACCGATTCACTCCGAATGCGGCAC